GTCTTGATAAAGACCTGGGAAATCAGCTCATGTACGTGGCGTGGAAGGAATACCAACCAACGCCTGTACTACGGACCGAAGTTGTCCCAGAATTGGGAAACAAGGCCCGTCATGTCACATTGTCAGAATACTGGCTAAATGTGATTCAAGCTCCATTAGCTCATCTATTGATTGAAGCTATGAAGTTTCACCCTTCAGTCTTCTCAAGCTTTCACCGACAGGATCAAGCTTTTGAGGCAGTGAAGGGTCTATGCTCTCTCAAAGAAACATCTTTGAAGGGCCCCTCTTGGGGCGACCGTAGAGAGTATATACTTAGCAGCGACCTAAAGGACGCTACTAATGCCCAAAATTGGGAAGTGACAAAGTCACTCCTAAATGGGTTTATTCAGGGGTTCGGACTATCGTCCTACACCTCTGATTATATTCAACTAGTTCTAGATCTTATCGGACCTAGAATAGTTGAATTCCCCGATTTTGAGACAATCGTCTCAAAACAAGGTATAATGATGGGAGAAGCTATCGCTAAACCCTCATTAACAATCCTCAATCTAGCGATTGAGGAACTAGCGTTCCTAGACTATACTAATAGTCTAGAAACGTTAATGACACATGACCCCGCACCCTATCGGTTGTGGAGGTACTGTCATATAGGTGGAGACGATCATCTAGTAAGAGGACCGGCACCCTACCTTAACCTTATCACCGATTATCATCGGCGAGCGGGCTCACACATTAGTCCGGGGCAACATGGTTACTCCGACATATGTGTAAAATACACCGAACGGCTTATTAATATAGGCAATCTGGTGTATAAGAAACCTTTCCACGAAACCGACAATGGTCTATCGACGATTGTGGATAGTGTAAAGGTGCGCCTTCTAACGCGTGGTTCATCAACCATGCTGAAGAAGGATAACAAGAATGTGGCGATTGGTAAATCGGCACAACTTGGAGGCTGTTTAGAGTGGTTGCCAAAAGACAACAACTACTATACAGAAACGAAGAAAGCCAGTATTCGGGCTCTCTTCGTGGAGCGTATGGGTTCTCTTTTGCCTAGAAAGGCAAAGAACCCACGCGCTTACGCGGCTATTCACCTACCTACTAGCGTAGGAGGTTATGGCCTCGGAATGAAGTCCGAGTTAAAATATTTTCTCGAGGCTTCACCTGAACCTCATCGTTGGCTTGTATCCAAGCACATGATGGGGGTTAACGTTAAGAAGGACTTGCGGATATTCCGTAAGCTCAACTCTAACGTATCGACCCGGGGTGTAGAAGATATTCTTGCATTCCAGGAAGATCTCATTGATCGGTTGAATTCTTATCCAACCTACATCAATGCTATATCCTTTTGGGAACTTCGAGAGAAGTACCCATCGGATAATACTCGCCGCACGATAGCGCTGGCCGAGGATGACAATATTCTCTCAGTAGAGGAATTTGTCAAAAGAGCTACTAGAGGAAATCTCTTCCAGGAGCTCTTACTTGGTGCTAAGGACCTAAAGGTCTTTAACACGAAGAAATATGTTGACACGTACCGACAGGACGTGTGGACATATTACGAGAAGGAGGGTGGTCCCGATTGGGAAACCGACTTCTCGGACATGACGAGTGAGGAGATAGCTAGAGCTCTCTCCAAAATCTCGCCAATGTGGTTCTTTGACGTTAGTCAAATGACCACAGTTGACATAGGAACCATCGACCCGGATACGGGCGAGGAAACCTATGAATTCGTCGAGGGTGACTATATGTCACTGTACACGCATGGACTACCGTCCATGAATGTCTCTCCAAGACGACTTGGTCTGAAACTGTAAGACGATAGTCTCACAGGACTGTTAATAAACAGTCTCAGATGCGATACGCGACTTATTGGGAAAACCCGAGGGTCGTCCGCAGATCACGATCACGCAG